CTTTAAAATGTACAAGGTAGTATCTACCTTGCTTATGTAAAATGTGACAGGATTGATAGATTTTTCTCTCTTTCCTTGATGCCACTCCGATTCTAGTCAAAGTCTCACGCACTTTCAAAAAGTCATCGGGTTCATTAAGAACCACTTCAACCATTTGTTCAGGTGTCCACTTCACTTCGGGTTCTTGAACCACGCTCATCTTTTTCCTCCAATATCAAATTTTGATTTAATAACGTTAAGTTGTTCTTCTGTGAGAATTTTCAAAGCTTGTTTTGCCTTTTCATTACTATAACCATAATAACGTTTGACATAATCAAGATCTTTGATCTTATCTTGTCGGAGCCAGGGAGAAAACCTCTTCTTTTTCCTCAAAGTATTTAGATAAAAATCATATTGAAGTTTCTTTGGAAGAAAATGATACTGGTTCATCTCATTAGCGAACATAATCGCATCGAGATGACCCGAAAAACAACGGTTGATGATATAAGGAGGATATTCCTTTTCAAGAGATGGATCTTCATCAATCAGATTTTCTTTAGTCTGATTGATACTATTCAACCAATCCTTTAGTTCCATAATTAAAAAGTAAAAGTTCCTTACGATCTTTTTGTTCACGCATATACTCACCAACAGATCGCATAGTATATGTTAAATCAAATTCACCTGTTTGCCACCCATCAAATCTGTCTTTGATAAGTTGAGATGAATTATAGGATATAAGTTGAGGACCAACAAATCGGTCACACTTGACAGCAAAGTGATCGTGATTAAATCCACTATGCATACTTCCTTTCTTACCATATAGATTAGAACCAATCTCATATGGTGGATCTAAGTAAGTAAAAATGTTCTTATTGTCAGTAAGAAGTTGCTCATAACTGAGATTGGTTATCTTCCAGTTCTCAATTATCTTTGTGTATCCTGGGAGTTTTTCAATTCCTCGCATTGAGAAGTTGGAGTCACTTGCTTGTTTGCTGAAGGAGGATGACTCGGTGAGACCAGAAAAAGAACACTTATTGACAGTATAAAAACTGACAGCACGCCATAAAGCGTCATTATTGGATTCATCATTTAAATACTCCTTTGATTCAAGGAAAAGACCTTTTGCAGAAATAGGATCAGGATATCTAGATTTAAGTTCCTGAAGTTTCTTATATAGATTATATCCATCATCTTGGAGAACTCTCCAAAAATTATAGAGAGGTTCATACAGATCGTTTACCCACACGTCAAGATGTGGATACTTTTTAGTAATGTGAATTGCAACACTGCCGCCACCCAAAAAGGGTTCACGGTATTCACTATACCCATCAAGATTGGGAATGTATTGATCTAGTTTTGTACAGGCACGGGATTTACCCCCTGGATACCTGAGGGGAGTCTTGAGAGATTTCATAATCAGGTTTGTTGTATTTCAAAAATTCCCAGAAGGTTAATTTCATTTCCTTCTCAGTCATACCACAATGCTTTGCGGCATTAGGTAAATTCATTGTAGCACGAAATAAACTATCGTTTGATTCTGCTACATTTTGAGGAGTGGTTTTTACCTTTGGTTCAACTAAATTACTCTTGTCAGTTTTTATAAAACTCATAGGTAGTTCGGTTCATCAGCACGAAGAAGAACACCCTCAACGTTATTCAATAGTTCTTGCATACTTCCGTGCAGAACTCGATATCCAGTTCCAACATAAAGTTGCCCAAGAACAACTGCTACGGTAGCAGTGCCCCAGAACACATAATAGAATCTAGACTTAACTTGCGCCTTAATTTTAGTTTTCATAATTACACAATCAATTTTTTAGCATCTGGAGTAATCAACTTACTTCCAAACATTTCATTGTATTTTTTAGCAACATCATCTTGAACTGCCACCACATATACGATGTGGTTTTTAGACATTTCAATCTCAGGTTCATCTTTACTGATAACTGTTGCCCAAGGAGCAAATCCAACACCCTGAGCACTAGGAAGAACTACAAGACCATTTTGAACGGTGATAGTATCATCAGTTTCAGAGAGAACCTCTGCAATGATTTCTTCACCAGTTACGATACGAATCAGTTTTACATCAATCATTTGAATTCACACTCCACCATAATTTCGGTTAAACAAGCAAGCATATTTATTTCTTGGTCGGCAACAAATGCCGCCTGATACTGATACTTAGCAATAATGAGCACAGCAGCAGGGACAGTAGCGTTTGTAAGGGATGAATAACAAGCATCGTAAATACGACGCATAAGTACAGTAGTATCATTATCCAGATTAGAAACGATCCACTTACGAACTTCCGCAAAGTTCTTCTCCTTAAGGTTCTTGACAAGTTCATTTACAGCAACATCAGAGAAAGTAGCAAGAATGCCAGAATCAATCTTCCCACTAACAGAATATCGCTGAATCTCATTGAGTACACGACGCCAGTCTGGAAAGTGCTTGTTAACAAGTTCTACCAGGACCTTGTTATCATATTCAACACCTTCTGTATCCAAGATTTCTTGGAGACGCTTGAAGAATTGTGCTGCAATGGATTGTCGGTCTTTTCCTTTGATCCCAAATTCCACGACAGCACACCTGGAGTGGAGGGGTTCGAGGATTTTGTTTTTGTAGTTGCAAGTGAAGATGAATCTGCAATTGCCAGCGAACTCCTCAATAAACGCCCGTAGGAGGAGTTGTACATCATTGGATGTGTTGTCAGCTTCGTCAATGATAATGACTTTGTGTTTAGAATCTGACGTAAGCGATACGGTCGAAGCAAAGTTTTTCGCATTGTTTCTGACAGTATCGAGGAATCGTCCCTCATCGGATCCATTGATGACATATACATCTACTCCAAGTTCTCTACATAGTGCCTTTGCTACTGTTGTTTTGCCGATGCCTGGAGGACCAGCAAGTAGCATATTAGGAATCTCTCCTTTATCTAGGAAAGATTGAAAGGTCTTTTTAGTACTCTCTGGAAGAATACATTCTTCAATAGTCTTCGGGCGATACTTTTCAACCCAAATAAAGTCGCTCATAATAATAGAAAATTAGTTATTCAAAGACAGGCACAATACGTTTCCGCATTTCCTTAAGATCTTCTAGATCATTACCATAATAACCCAAGTTCATGTAAACACAGTCAGCATAACGTAAATCATTACGGTCTGAACCGCGAGTGAAGATATCACAATATTGAAGAACTTCATACGGTACATCAACTTGCTTATCATAATCAATAAACATAGTCAAATCCACTCTGGTTTGCGGTCAGGGATACGAAGATAATTATCACATACCCATGGTTTAGATGAAATATACATCTTATATTTGTCAAAGATGGATATTGAAGAATCTAACTTAAACTCGTCAGGTCCAGCAAAGACAAAGGGTGTTGTATCCTTTCCACTGCGACCTTGAGGATCTGCGGTAGGGAGTATCTCCTTTGCTGCTAGAAGGGTCTTGTGGCAGGTGTGGACCTTACCATAGCGAGCAGTGTACTCTTCACACATAGCAAGTCCATGAGCAAGCAACCACTGCCAATTGGTTACAAATTCATTCGCCCACTTGGTGCAAGGATGATTGCGAAATGCTCCCTTCTCAGTTGCATATGGAGTTCCATCTGCCTTAGGAAGATTACCAAATCCGTGACCCCATTTATCAGAACATACGATTGCAAGCATCTGACAGGTCTCTAAGGGCATCTTAACAATGTGCTTGTCAGGGAGAACCGTAGCAGACTTGTATGGGGATGGGTCCGTAACAAAGATGTTCATATCAAAAGTTTACTAACGCTAATTGAAAGTAGGAACGTTAACATTATAACAAGGTCCCACGCCTTAGTTCTAATAAAGTATGGGATTGTAATCAAATCTGCAACAAAATGTATTAGGACCCCCCAAAAAGAACTGACGTGAAGAATGATAAAGTAGGCAACAATAACTCCGATGCTACCCACAATCCTCATCCTAACTAGTGCATTATCCAAAAGTTGAATCGGGTTCAAGGGCAATGTAATACTTTAGATTATACTTAGTATTAGTAAATTTAGAAAGAAGTTTAGAGGAAACAACTACATCATAGGCACCAGGAATAATCTTGATATTCTCCACTTTGAAGTTGAAAGAAAACTCTTGGTCAGTCTCACCTACAACAATGGCATACTGGTTAGAAGTATCATTCTTCTTGTCATGTACTACCAGTTTGATAACGCCTGCTTCGCCAACGGCAGAAAAGTCTGGGAGTTGATAAACTTGTGCCGCCTTAACTAGTTTTTCAAGAGAAGCACTATCTAATTGAAAACATACGTCTTCAGTGGGTAGAGTAATCTCTTTCTCTGGGGGAGAAACAATAACCGCAGGGTCAGCATAAAAATACTTGACTCGACGCTTACCTTCTTTAATGCTCAAGTAACTATCTTGATTAAAGTCAAGATCAGGATCTTGATGAAGACTCAAACCATTCAAGAATTGGTTTAAATCATAAATTGCAAAGTCACGGGGAAAATCTTCCTTAATATCTGCTTCTGCCAGAATGTTTTTAGCAACAGAGATAGTGCGAAGACGAGTGCCCTCTTTTACCAGAATAGAATTGTTAATTCCAGCAAAGTTTTTTAGTACCGTGAGAGTGTTATCAGACAGTTTCATAGTATTGAGTGGTTTCAGTTTCATTGTGGATAAGTTTCACGATTTGCATTCTTGTCATTAAAATGCATCAGAAGTACAGCATAATGCAAGATCTTCATAATGTCACGACGGGCAGTGCCCTTCTTATCATATCGTGACGCATACTTGAGGATGTTGCTGCGACAGAATGCCTCACCATCACCACAAGCTTCAATAAGATCCAAAGTTTGAATCTTATCATCACCAGCAGAATAGTGCTGGTCATATGTTCTAGTGATGTAATCTTTCAATTCTTTGATAATTACATCTTCACTATACTTCTGTCTATTATTAGATTCGGATTTTTTATCCATAGTCAGGTCAAAGTTAATGTGGTCTTCGCCACCAAAGGTCATAGGTACAGGTTGTGCTGCAAAGGGACCAGGATCACCAATATCAATACCATCATATCCAGTGCTGCTAAATGTGATGGTATCATCAGACATACCACCTGAGAGATGAGATCCCAGATTCAACATGTAACCGTAGTCTTCTTCGCCAAGTGTTTGAGTCATGTTCAATTCATCGTAAAGTAAACTCCAAGCATTAGTCATTATATCAGGCAGTGGTGTAGGTGTCAACGGTATCTTCAGAAGGCATCACAAAGTCAGCATCAACTTTATCATACAATTCCAAGAATGCTTGCTTGGTTTCATCATCGAAACGATTGACACAGACTTGAATTGCCTTCCCCTTATCTCCAAAGATACTATATGCCTTCACAATATGAACCAGTCGGCGGGTGCTGATGATCTCCTCAATACCACCATCATAGAAAGTCTTACGGATAATATCTGCCCAGTCGGCAAGTCTCTTACAGAAGTTTTCATCTGTACAAAGTTTGTTGAGGATCTTGATTTCAATAGCAGCAGTAGGATACTCCTGCTCAAAGGTTACTGGGAATCGCTCAAGGAAGGCTTCATTGAGCACGTTAGTTCCAATGAATCGTCCGTCGTCGCTACCTTTACCCTTAGTGTTTGCTGTGGCGATAACGTTGAATCCACTTGCAGGGTCAATCCATCGACCGATTTTTTTAAGGAAAACTCCTTTTCCCTCAAGGATGCTTTGGAGACAGAGAATTTTGTTACTAGCGAGGTCGATCTCATCAAGGAGCAAGACAGCTCCTCGCTGGAGTGCTTCAATGACTGGTCCATTATGCCAGACGGTTGCACCATTGACAAGGCGGAAACCGCCAATAAGATCATCTTCATCAGTTTCGATTGTAATGTTTACACGGATTAATTCTCTCCCAAGTTGGGAGCACGCTTGCTCAACAGAAAACGTTTTACCATTTCCAGAGAGACCCGTGATAAACGTAGGATAAAATACACGGGATTCAATAATTTTTTTAATATCACCAAAGTTGCCAAACTTGACGAAGGAATCATCTTTCTGAGGAATAAGATTTTGTTCAATAACAGGCAACGCAGGAGGTGCTTGATAAGTTTGTTCTAGTTTCTCTTGTACAGTCAGATTCCATTTACCGCGTCCAACTTTACAATCAGAGAGTTTATTAGTAACGGTCTGATAATTGCAGTCATTCATCGCACACCAAGCACGGATATCTGCTGTAGTCACAGATTCTCCGTAAGTTTCTTGAAGTGATTCGATGATACTGCTTTTGGACAGTCCCATTGGGTTGTTTGTTTTAACTGAAGTAATTATACAATAAAAAAGGGGGTCCGAAGACCCCCTGTGGACAGTTAGGAAAGTGGATTACTCCCCTTCTACTTCTTTGAGTTCTTCAATCAAAGATTCTTTACTATGCCTTCTATCAAGTTCAACACCAAGAGTTCTACCATAGTTCTCAAGTTGCTTCTTACTCATTTCTTCAAGAGGACTTGCTTCAGTAAGCACTTCCTCTTCAGGAGTAATTAGAACTTCTTCTTTCACTGGTTCTGGTGCGGACTTGCCACCCAGTAAATCTCCAAATCTAGTCATTTTTAATATCCTCCGTAGTGATTTTTATTTAGGATTAAGTCTTAGACCCCTCTGAGTCTTCCATATGCCTTATACAAAGCACCACCAACAGATTGACTACCACCGCCAGCCGATTGGTTAGAACTTCCAGGTCTCTTTTTGTCCATCTTATCTCTCCTGGTTTCAAGAGTTCTGATTGTATTCTGTAATGCTGGACCTTCAATGATTTGAGATCTCTCATCATCAGTAAGTGTAAGCATCTTATTGAGTGCTTCCTCCTCAGTTAGACCTTCATCAATCAAATGACCTTTGATAATATCAAATACGTCAAGATCTTCTTTTTTGAAGATAGCGTCCTTACCTTTCTTCATCATATCTTTAGTCTTGCCGACACTTTGTCCAGAATTATTGGATGTAGGCTTAGGTGCCAATCGTCCAGCAGCAGCACCCATACTTCCACCAGAACCACCAGCAGCAGTACCAGATTTCATAGAACCGGCAGCAGCACCAGCACCAGGAGTAGGTTTAGCAGCAGCCTGTTTGTCTTGTTGACGACGAAGAGCACTGCCAGCAGGTGCCTGCTTATTCAAGACTTCTGGTCTATTAGCAGATTTAACAGCAGCATTAACTGATGCTTGCTTTTGTGCTGCACTAGGAGCAGGTGCAGGCATTCTCGACTTCATATCCTTCATCAAAGGATTAGTAGTGGCGCTTGTTCCACGAGTGCGATCCCTTTCTGCCTGACGTGCAGCAAGTTTTGGATTTGCCTTAGCAAAGGCTGCCATACGTTCTGCTTTTGAAGCGTTAGCCATCCTGTCTCTAGCAGGTGCAGGTGCAGATGATGTTGACGCAACAGCATTGTTAGCTGGTACTGCAGGAGATGTGCCACCAGAACCAGGTTTGGCACCACTGTCAACACCTTGACCTGGCTTATATTTTGGATCTGCTAAACGTCTTCTTTTTGTTTCAGCAGCAATTTGTGCAGCAGTAATTGGTTTACCATCAGCACCTTGTGACACATTACCGCCACCTCTGCTTTTTCTCAGATCATTAATCGATCTTTCATAACTGACAGCATTATTTCTTTGTGATGCGTTACCAAACATCTTCGCGCCAAGTCTTCCTACTTGACCTACGACTCCAAATCTTGGATCATCATTAATTCCTTCATCAATATGTCCACCTTCCATAGAAGCGTGTTCATGCATTTCGGTGACGAGAACTTCAAGTTCCTGGATAGGAACCATTCTCTCTAAACCATGCTCAAATACAACATCATAATGAGTTACGGTACCATCTTCTAAGAGAGTATGGTGCTCAGGAACGCAAGTTCCTTCACCCCACTGCTCAGAGCAGACTTTTTTAGCACAATTGTGCTTAGTCTTTTTGTCCTTGTCTATACAATCACCTTTTTTTTCATATTTTTTTTCATAGACGGTGGCAAGTGCCTCCATCATAAGTTTTGCGTCTTTTCCGGTAAGTCTTTCCATTTATCAGTTCTCCTGGATTTGCTCAAACCATTGGTCGCTCATTCCACTGATAATGGAATCCGCTGAATCTGAATCAGTCGCATAACCTTCCTCAATGAGGTGTTTTACGACCTGTTCATAGATCTCTTTAGTCTCTTTTAATTTTCTTGGGGAAGGTTTCATCGCCTAACAGATTTTCTATACATTTATTTATTCAAGCAATAAGTTCAATAAACTCACCTAATACTTTCTTATTCATTTTTTTATTCTTCAGACTTTTCACGAAAGCAGATTTAATCTTTGCTTTGGAAGCACCTTCATCAACATCAAACTCAGAATCGTTAGAAAGTGCAGCAGAAGACATACCAAAATAGGTGTGATATCCAGCATCATGAAGTGCAAACGAACGTTCTTTTTTCCACACTTTCTGAATCTTATCAAAGTTTTTAGTCCATCCAGTATAACGACGAATGAAACTATTAGCATCGCGTGATTCCAGGACACGGATACCAATGAAACTCACATCTGGGAAACCATCACGCAGATCTTTGAGGAAGATGTCACTCATTGCCCACCACTCACACTCAAAGGAATATGTATTACCAGTCTTACGATTTCTCAAGAAAGCATTCTGCTGAATAGAACCAACTCCAAGAAAAGGACTATCTTCCCAGTTACGTTGAACTTCTTTATGATACTTCATACCACCAGATTCTCCATCAGTAAGAACAACACACTGAACTTTTTGAACCTTATATTGCTTTCTGAACTGAGGAAGAATTTGATGAAGTGAAATGAATGCTTCATTCAGAGGAGTTCCAGATAGACCCAGACCAGTAGGAATCGGAGCATTTGACCAGCGGGTCATATTGTAAGAGAGACGATAGAAGTTCTTCATTTGCTGCTCAAGTTCTTTCAACTTAACATTGCTAGTGAAGACGTTCATCATACTAAACCAAGGACCAACAGCAATCAGACCCTCACGCTTTTCATAAGCAGTAGTTTGCGTTCTAAGATCCAACAACTTTTCCTCGTCAGTAGGATCTTTAGGATACTCATTTGTGAAAGCATAAACCTCAAAAGGAATAGATGATTTCTTACAAAACCACATCAGATTGAAAAGTTGCTTCAGAGTATCTTGAAGAACGTTAGCCATAGAACCACTCCAGTCAAGAACAAATACAAGACCATGATTCTTACCATCAGCAAGAGTGGTTACTTTTCTGAAAAGATCTTCATTGTACTTGTAGGTGTGAAGTTTAGAACAATCAAGAACACCAGTACGAGCAGTAGTAGAACGGGCATAAGAGTCTGCTGCTTTTTTACACTCAAACTCTTTTACAAGATAATTAACTTCTCGTTGAGAAGATTTCTTGAAATCTCTAAATTCATTATCAGCTCTACCAAAGATATATTCTTCATCTACATCATGAACTTCCAAAAATTCATTCCACTCATCAAAACGAGAATGAACTTCTGCATTGGGAATAATAATCTTCTTCAGGTCAAGTTTAGGAAGTTCAAGATAGACATTTTCCCAACCGTCATTTGAAGCAAGATCTTTTAAAGTATCTTCCAAACTTTGAGCGGTAGAAACTTCAGGTTCATCATCATTCTCAGTTCCGCCATAAGATTCATAATCTTCAGGTTGTATAGATTCACAATCTTCAGATTCTTGTTGAGGTGCCTCATCAATTCCATTATCAAGACCAGGTTGCTGTTCAGTATTCGTTTCAGGTTGATCTTCACCTTCACCCTGACCACCCTGCATTTGCAAGTCATCAGTCTTAGTTTTTATTTCCTGCTGTTGCTTACAGTAGTTGTAGAGTTCTTCAGCAACATCCAGAACATCATCAAAAGTCTCAGTGTTAGAAATCTTCTCAATTAGAATATGTTCTTGAGTGTTAAAATCAATATCGATAAAACTACCAATCTTAAAATAAAGATTTGCTTTATCAGCAAGATTCATCTTAGTTACATCTTCATTCTCAATGCAGAAGAAATCTTCATCAGAAAGTTCTTTATATCCACGATAAAAAGTTTTAGAGATACCAGCGTAACGACGCTTCATCATTTTTTCAATCCGAACATCCTCAACAATATTCACAAATTGTGGGGAGATCTTTCGATATCTAAACCAATCACTGTCAGGCGTATAGAGAGCATGACCCACCTCGTGAGAAACCAACATATCATAAACTTCAGAACTTGCACGTTCCCAAACAGGCAGTGTCAGAACACGAGTATGAACATTGAACTGAGCAGTCTCAACATATTTGTTTTCAACCACTAGGTCTTCAGTCGCAAGGAGTTTAGCGAGTTGAGACTTTATTTCGTGGCGAATCATTAGTTCCTTTCGTATGGAAGTATTATACAAAAAAAAGAGGTCCGAAGACCTCCGAGCAGACAGTTTGAAAAGTGTCTACTTATTCTATTTTGATCCTTTCCTCTCCGACTTCTTACGATTACGTTCAGACTTCAGTCTAGGATCATATCCCGATCTAGCATTGACATCTCTGTCTCTAACATCATCAGGACTACCAGTAAGAACACGATTATAAGATTTGTCAACGATACTGTTAACATTCTTAGATGTACTTCTACCAGTTAAAATTTTATCAGCATTCTTAGATCTACCGATAGTTGCGAGAGCAGCAGCACCTCTAATTCTCTCAAGTTCTTTCTTGCGATCATCGTTTGATTTTTTCACCTTATCAATGACTTTATTAATTTTTTTTCCTGCTGAAGATGGTGTTTTATCAGCAACTGTATTATTCTCTGGAGTTGCTGGTGCAGTATCAGCAACTTTAGGTGGTTCAGGTGTAGGTGCGTCTTTAGTTTGAACAACCTTAGGTTGTTCAGTCTTAGGTTCATCAGTCTTGGAGTTCCCTGGGTTATCTGCCAAATAACCAGCATACCCAAGTCCTGCAGCACCAGTTCCAAACATACTAGCCTTTCCAGCTCTGGTCTTTGATAGTCTTCCAATAAATCTTGCTGCTGCACCAAGACCTCGGAGTATACCTTCATCAAGTACTTCTACTTCATGATACTTCTGTTCATCATACATCTTATTAACAAAGTTTGTTACAACTTCTTCTTCAATACCCTGATTAATAAGATGCTGATATATTCCTTCGTAAATATTTTCCATTTAAAATACTTTTTAGATATTTAGGTATCTAATAGTGTCATAATACGACAAAACCGCCTTGTCAGGGCGGTTCTTGTGCTTCTTCTTAAATGCCTGCAATGCTGCTCTCCTATCACGCATTGCTTGTGGTTTAAGAGTCGGTTTCTGTTCTTTCTTGGAGTGATGTTGCCAGTTTGGAATGTTCATCGTTATTTTATTTCTGAAAGGACCATACGGGAGAATCCCTTTACCTTATCAAACTTTGTGATACTTTCAAATTTATCCTGCATATCTTGTTTGTGAGAGATGACAAAAATGTTAGCATCTTTAATAACAAATCGGATAATCTTAAGAAACTCATCGGTTCCAAATCCATCAAGTGAAGAATCAAAGACTTCATCCATAATCAGCAGGTTGGTATTTACAGAGTTTTTAACACGCGCTACTTCACGCCAAGTGAAGAGTAGGGCAAGGTCGATTCTCATCTTTTCACCTTCGCTAAAGGAACTATACGAGAAATCTTCATGTATAGGGGACTTTACAGTTTCCTTAAATTCTTCATCAAGATGGAAGTTGATATAGAAATCCATCATCTGAAGATAACGATTAACCTGCTGATTAATGAAAGGAAGATACTTTCTTATGATCTTCGTTTTGACTCCATCATCTTTGAGTAGTGAATATGCAAAATCGTGGTGAACGATTTCTTGTTTCTTATCCGAAAGTTCAGCGAATGTATGCGCTAGGTTGGATTTAAACTCGTCTAACTTTTCATGTTCAGTATTTCGGTTTGCAAGGTTCTCGGTAATCGTTTGAATTTCATGTTCAAGATCTCGGATTTGTCTTTGATTTCCGCTAACCCGAGTATTGTTCTGAGAAATGCCATGCGTTAGATTCGTAATCTCCTTAGATAGTGTGTTGAATTGACGTTCTCGTTCTTGTTCAAACTTAATGGTCGATTCCAACTCATCGAAACCTTCCTTTAGTTTCTTTGCTGTATTTTGAACGTCATCAATTTTATTTAACCGGAATGATTCTTCTATATCTTGAGTGCAAGTAGGGCATACCGTATTTTCACTAAAGAACTTATGCTCTTTAGTGATAGCAGATACTTTCTGAGAGATCTTCCCTCTAAGTGTGTTTAGTTTAGATAATTTTTGTCTTGCCCCTGTTACCTTTTCCAGTTTCTCTGTATACTTGTGTATATTTTTTTCAACTTTTACATTCTCTGACATATACCCATCAACTTCTAACATAAGTTTTGTAATCTTGGTATTGTTAGATTCAATATTCTGCTTACCACGATTTTCCAGCTCATCTATAAAGTTCTGTTGCATCTTCATCTTGTCTTTAAGAGTTTCTTTCTTCAAGTCAAGAGACTTTACCTGATCTTTATGATTGCGAATCTTATCTCTAAGGATATTATTCATCAATGAAAAGATACGAATATCCAGAAGATCTTCAATCACTTCACGACGGTTTGCAGTCGTCAACTGCATAAAAGGCACAAAGGTACTACTACCCAGAATCACAATCTGAGTGAATGATTTATAGTTGACTTTAAGAATACTATCTTCAAGTAAACGTTGCATAGCACGATCATCTGCTTCGCGATGAAGTTCCGTGCCATTAACGACGATATCAAAAACAGTAGGTTTGATTCCACGTCGTACAGTATATTGACGACTATTAATTTCAAATTCAATCTCAACTAAACAATCACGCTCATTAGTAGCATTGATTAGTTGGGGTTTATTGATTTTACGAAATGGTTTATTAAACAGAACAAACGTAAGTGCATCCAGCATTGTGGATTTACCTGCACCATTTGTTCCAATAATTAAATTGGTATGATGTTTCTGAAAGTCTATTTCAGTAAATTGATTGCCAGTTGACAAAAAGTTTTTCCATCTAATCTTCTGGAAGGTTATCATCTAATCTTGGTGGTATAACAATGTCATTTGGCGTGACTACCGCATATTTGTAATTATAGCGTTTACAAGTTAAAATTGCAAGTGCATCATCAACTTCTACTATATCCATCGTTGCTTCTTCATCTTCCTCTAAATGCATTGCATAACGCTCTGCATCATCCTCATCTTCAAAAAGAAAGAGTACCTTTTCACCGTATCGATTCTGTACGGCATAGGCACCCTCCTCCTTTGAATTTCTGAGCGTTAGCAGGAACATTACTCAACCTCGCAAGCTTGTGAATAGACTTTCTGAAGGATTCCCTTAATAATAGTACTATCACAATCAAACTCTGCCTCGTCAATATATCGATTTAAAATAGAGATAGTATTTTCACTTTCTTCAACTTCAAACTCTTCATTCTCTTGAATCGTAAAGTTCTCAACAATCTTCAGATCTTGAATACCACAGGAATATAACTTATCTATAAACTTTTCAAATTTCTTAGGTTCGGTTTTCTTCCTAACGATAACTTTTACAATCTTATCAATATACTCTTTGGTATCAAAAGTTTGATATGGAGTATCTTCATAATAGATGTTATAAAACAATCTGAATGGATTATTAATATGCCCAAACTCAAGAGTATCAGTATCAAAGATAGTGAATCCACGAGGATCGTTCACATCATTCCAGAACATCTCATAAGGATTACCTAAGTAGAAGATTCGTCCGTTGTCTGATCTTGTATGGTAATGACCCGAAAATGTCCGCTCGAACTTCTCAAATAGTTTGCAGTCCATACCGTCTTCCATGACGTGTCCGCGATGAGCTCTAAATCCGTTGAGCTCAAGGTGCCCCATCGAGATCTTGCTAGTTGAAACTTTAATTGATTCGATACTGCTCTCAGTATTTTCCGCATTGATCCAAGGAATAAACAAAACTTGCAGTTTATCAATCATTACCTCAGTACATTCTGAGTAGATTTTTACGTTCTTATACTGTTTGAGCAATAAATCTACAGAGTTGATAGAATTAGTGTCCTTGTAATAGGCAGTATGATTACCAACGATAGTATGAACAGTAATGCCTAATTTTTCCAGGCGATCATAATAATTTTCTTTCGCCCACTCAAGAGACCATAAATCAATAGAGCGACGGTTATCAAACGTGTCGCCCATGTCAATTACCGTAGTGATTTCATGTTCTTCCAAATAAGGGAAGAACACCTCATCATAAAACTTTTTGAAGTATTCATGAAGAAACTTGGAACCTTTACGGGCACCAAAGTGTTGATCGGTAATAATAACAACCTTCATTGACGGTTCGTCTTGTATGCGATATTGTCCTTGATCGTATTATACTCTGAACTACTGCTAGAAAGCAAGCTATCGTCAACCATCATAACCTCATCGTAACCAGTACGTTCGATGATTTTAGTTTTAATTTCCAGTTGCTTTTTCTCCTTCTGTATTCGGCGTAGGAAGGCGTAGTGAATAATCTGGGTAAAGTATGCAAATGGGTTCTTAGACTTCTCTGGATCGAAGTTATGGATGTACTGAACACAATTTTCAATACCATCAGAGATCATATCATCTCTGAACATATAATTTACAAAGTTCGGTTTGTAGGATAAGTGCGTTGCAATCTTAAGGAAGCACTCACCTAGGTAATTAGTAATCTGCGGTTTTCCTCCCCAACGCTGGGACCTATCTGCCTTAGTAGGTTCTCTACCGTTGATCTCTCTAAAACTATCAGCAACCTTTGCCCTATAGACAATCAATGCCTCAAGAAGTTCTTTGTTATTAACATAATGTTCCGATTTCTTTTTAGACATAACATTGTTTCGTTCAATAAACTATCGTTATGTATATTATAGCATACTATTAGGGCTTGACAACATAGTGAATTATGAGTAAAATACCTTTGTTAGGTTTGAAGAGATGGCTTAGCTTTCTTTATTATCTTTAAGTTTATAGATATTTTCTAGCATCTGTCTAGCATTATCTACTGTAGAGACATATCCCATTTTATCAGTAATTTTAGTTCTACCTTCTTCAATAATATCTACATCATCATCATTTAAATATTTTTCATAAAAGGTAATCATCCTTTCTTCTTTTACTTCAGTCATAGTAATAATTTTATCGTACTTAACGACGTACATATCATCATTAGACATTTCTATCCATGGTTTCACTTTAACATACTGCCCTTCGTGATTCCTCATCAATTTCATAATCACTGGGTTCATCAGTAGAAGTATAGGGTCGCCATCATTCTCGTCTACACTAACCAGTGCAAATATTTCTTCACCGGTGACTAATTTTATTACTGCATGAAATTCTTCGCCCATTTAATTCTTTAGTGGTATGTTTACAATATCGTAATTGAAGTTCTCCTCGTTATAAACTTTGATTCTTTCAATTAAATGATTAAGTGTGTAGTTTCTCCGTGAGTTATGGGAAATGTCGTCAGCAATGTCATAGAGAGTTGCCTTGATCTTGTTATTTCCTTTCCTGAGCACCCTTCCAATAGACTGGAGATTCCGAATTCTAGATTTGGATGGAGAAGCAAAAATAACATTATGGAGGTTCTTGATGTTGATACCAGTACTAAACGTTCCATATGAAG